GGGCCCGTGGAAACGGGCGCTGCCCCAAAAGGGGAAGCTGCGGAAAAAGATCCGCCAGCGCCAAGGAGGGTTCCGGAAGATTGGAAACCTCCAGGAGGGACCTGTGGGTTGAACAACTCTACGTCGTATTCGACCCACAGCTTACCGTTGTTAACAACGGCGTCATCTACTGAGAACACGAAGAAGTTTCCGCTATCATACATCTTAATGTCTTGATTTGCGGACAAAGCCCCGATTCTTACATACTTGGACTTTAAATTAGAATTCAGTAGGGCACTTCCTAAATCTGCGGCGAAACGACACCAAATGTTTCCTTCCTGACAATCAGAATAGGAAGAAATGATGGTTTCTCCGGCTGGAGCTTGATCGGAGGCATCATAATCAGGAGCCATGATTACGTTACCTGCGACTTGGGTTCCGGAAGTTGGAATCCAAATGAATCTTATGCGATTGAACTTATAAGATTCCCAACCCGCGGCTTCGTTCGAAAGCCATGGGAAGGTGTCAGGCGAACCCGGATTGAGGGGAAAGGACCCGAGTAACGTGAACACTCCAGTTCCGGGAGTTGTTAGTCGAGCGATCTTTTCCCTATGGACAATCCGCTGCCTGTCATGGGCCATTCTCGTGAAGGCAGGCTTAATGCTCTTCATGATTGTTCCCTCGCTAACGGGAGCAAAGAAACCAGTGATAGGCGCCATCCTACCTGTACTGTCGAGCCGTCTGTTTTCCTTTTGAACACGGCGTCTTGGCGTAAGGACCACCCTCTTTTCAGCAGACTGCTTATCTCGTTTCGACTGTGCTGCACGCTGTTGGGGAGTGGGTTTGGGTCTGGAATTGCTTGATTTAGAGGACATCTTGCTTGGTCACTATCTTCAATATCGATTATCTCGGATTTGGTCTTAGTTTGGGCTTTTGCACGATCTTGTAAATCTTTCAGGGTCAAAAGAATCTCGGTGGGCGATTTCTTTACTTTCTTTGAAGATTCCAGTTTGGTGGTGTTGTGTTAAACAATAAACAAATTGAATTAAATTGCTTCTTTTCTTGTTTATTTTCGTTAGGACGGGCGCGTCCGCCCTCCTATTCGAAATCACCAGGCTCTATTGCTGTATTGAGTTTAACGTCTAGAGTCAGCTCTCAGACAAGAACAACCTATTTGGATTGCTTATCCCAACGGATGACCATTCGGGATCTCCACTTATCCCACTCGAGGAACTCCTCTTTGGTGATATTTGGTTTTGGGGTCCACAATCGCGGATCGGTGCGGATACGTTTCTCCGCTTTAGGTTCTTCAGCCTTCTTCTGAGATTGTTGTTTGGCTTTATTGACCTTTAACCCGTTCTTTTGCACGACGGGCTGCAATTGGCTGGCTTCAGCTACAATTGGTGGTAAGGTGCCAAACTGGACGGTAGATGGTGAGGTCTGTCCGCTTGAGGTCGATGATACCTGACTAGCGGAGACAGTGGTCAATGTGCTGACCAATCCATCTTTAGTGTCCACTGTGTCTATTTGAACGATCTGATCATCTAGAACACAAGAAGTGCTGGGTGTTGGGTGAGGTTGTGCTGAGGTGCACAAAGGAGCTTTCAGGAGAATCTTCGAATCTCTGGTCTGTTCAATCATGCGAATCCACATGTTGAACCTGTCGAAATCAAAATCTGGTATGGACTTTCTAAAAATGTCGATAAACCAGCCTGAGTCCTCATTGGGCCAGTTCGAGTCTGCTTCGATTTTACCAGCCCAAGGCATAAGGATGCCTTCGGTTCTCTCACCCAAGAGATCATGAGCCACACGAACGATTGGCCCAATCACTGGGGAATTACGATCCATTCGATAATAGCCAGAGCAACGCTCTGCAAATCGTTCGAGTGGATTGTGAAGGAATGCAGGCCCAACCCATAGCTTCGATAGAAGTCTCGATGGATTGGCGAGGGAATTGGGATCTCCATTCCAGACATCTGGTCCGAATTGGCGGTTTAAGAACTCTACCCCGATCTCCCCTCTGGGGATGGTTTTAATCTTGTAGTCCTGGCCAAATGCCTCAGCGCTCCTCTTGAGCGCCTTGGGATCAACCTCTCCTTCAAGACTATCGTCACCTCCATAAACTCCCAAGCGCTTCCAAGCTTCATCAGGCGTGCACAGGTGACCATCTATTATGGTTTGACGCCATGCGCAGTACCCAATGAAGGCAGAATCAGTTGAATTCATGTCTGATGTCTCTGGCGACCCAGACCCTCGTGTATCACCGGTGGCATACTTTCGGCCTTCAGTGGTAACTCCGGGGATTCCAACTTGCTTGTCTAAGAGTTCGTTGAGCTCCGAATGATAACGACGATCGAATTGTCTTAACAAACAAACTCTCTCGAAAATTCGGGCATTACGGTTAACATGGCCATCAAATCGACTGGCATCCGCCGCAACCGCATGCTTGGCTTTGGAAACAACTTCGCAGACTCTTGCTGCGCATTCAATAGGCGTTTTATTGAATGCATACCATGGCTGTCTGGACATAACATCACCATGGAACGCGTAGAGGTAGCTGCTATACGACAGCTTAACCTGAGGCGTTAGAGTTGAAATGTTTCTTGGATCACTGGGTTTTACCGCAGTCTCTTTCTTCACGAAGGCTTTGATCATGGTCTTGAAGAAAGAACCCGACACGGAGGCCTCATCTAAAATGTGGC